ACTTGGCAACATCAGTGGGGTGGACAAAGCCGAAGATGGACACATTTTCAAGGTTCTCCAAGTTCAGCATGGCGGCACCATCCACAAAGGCATCAAAGCCAAGGGCGGTGGTTACAACCGTCATAGTGGCTTCATTGAAAGCGCCGAAAATGTCAGCGTTGACGGTGTTGAACATATCGGTGCCAGCGTGACGGGTGCCGGTGGTGATCACCATAGGATCAGTCATGGCTTCCTCGTCATAGTAGGCAAAACGGTTCTGGGCCATCTGAATACGGTATTCCTTTTCGGTGTAACCGGCTTCAATGGTCTTGGTGTTGCCCTGTCCCATCTTCAGCTTCTCGGTTCCATCGGTGGCCTTGTACTTATGCACTTTGCGAAGCATACCGGCAACACCGGTCAGGCTGTTATCAATGGTGCAAAACTGCTGAAGATCAAGGTGGCTCTGGTACTGATCCTCAATTTCATTGGACAGGAAAAAGTTATCATAGACAGTGTTTGCCATTACTCATTACCTCCATAAAGTTCTTTGTATTCGTCAGGATGGTTGACGGAGAAGTTATAGCGATCAACGGGGGTCATAGCCTTCAGCTTTTCCAGCGTCATAGTGCCTTCATCCCCCTTATCACCCTTTTCAGCGGATTTGGCACCCTTGAACTTGGTGCCGGTCTTATCGAACAGAAAAGCCGTGTCCTTGCCTTCCACCAACTTCTTGATTTCATCATCAAGCCCCTTAACAGTTCCATCCTCTGCCAGTTCAGCCTTATCAATGAAACCAGCCAACAACGCCTTAACAGCGGTGTTGTTCTTGGCTTTGGCCCCGGTCAGGGCCAGTTCAACGGCATTGCCGATCTTCAGCGCCTTCAGTTCATTGGCGTGATCTTCATCCTTCTTCTTGTTGTCCGCCTGAAGCTGGGTGATCTGATCCTGAAGGGCTTGGGTGTCACCAGAAGCCTTTTTCAGCGTTTCAAGCTGGGCATCCCGCTCACCAATAGTTTTCTTTGCGGCGCTCAATTCGGTGTTGACCTCATTGAAGCGGGCCTTGGTGACAAAAGAACCGTTCAGCCCTTCCATTACCTTATTGGCCTGTTCTTCAGTAAGGCCCCATTCCATCAGCTTTTCTTTCGTCATGTTCGTTCATCCTTTCTATGATCCTTTTTTTCCGTGGGTCAGGAACCACGATTTTCCACGGTTCTGTTTACCGCCCACCACCGGGAAACGGCGAAAAGGGTATGAAAAAACCACCACCGGCAATGCCGGGGGTGGCTCATTCAACAATTTTGTGGATCAATCCCAATGCTGATCCGGGTTAAAGTTTTCAAGAATAGAATAATAATGGGGGATTTGGTCAGGCGATTTCCCGTCCTTCAAGGCGGTAAGAACTTCAATTTTTTCATCCAGAAGTTCTTCACTATCCACATCAAAGAAGCGGTCAACCAGAACATCAGAAACTTCAGCCAACAGCGCATAAACCTTCATCAGCTTTTCTTCCCGTGTCATATCAACCACCAGCTTTCTTTAACATATCTTGAATTACTTCTTCCAACGCTTCCACCAACTCCGGTTTATCTTTCCGAAGCATTTCCACCAAATCAGGGCGAACAATCGACAAAGCACCATAGTTGGCAAGTGTTTCTTCCGCCCTCTTTCCAACTTCCCGGTAGTATTTGGAGCCGTGACCATATCGCACAAGGCCAGCATCACGGGCCGAACCACCGGAAAGGGCATCGTAAATATCTTCAAGGGAACTGATACCGCCGCCCATTGCATTTCTACACCGGTAATCAATCTGTTCACTTGCTTCACGCTTCAGCTTATTGAAGGCTTTTTTATAGTCGGAATAAGACAAAGTTCGTGCATAGTATTGATCTGTCAGTGCAGAAGTGGCAGTTCTCAATTCAGCGTTGATTTCCGCCGAAATGCGATTGCATTCCTTATCAAAGGCTTCAAAAAGGGCATCAATATCATCCGCAATATCGGTGTTGGTTTTCTGGAAAAAAGAACTTAACTTTGCATGGCTGGAACTGAACCAGTCACAATATTTGGCGGGGTCTGCCCGATTGAACAAGTCCATCAGGTGCATTTCTTCATGCAAAGTCGTAACCACTTGGCCGGTAAGATCATCCCCGGCCAGCTTGGGAATAATCAATTCAACTTCCGCAAGTTGATCATTTCGGGTGTAATAGCGATAATTGACAGCGTAGCCTCTTCCGTGGGAAACCTTCATTGGAATTCCGTTGGCCCTGATATTTTCCATAGCGCCCATTTTGGAATAAAGGGCAACCACATCAGGATCAGCGTTTTCACACCCATTCACATAGTCAATCAGGGCTTGGGTGTTTTTCCGTTCCTTCTTGTCGGTCAAGTATTCAGGGAACATTTCAGCTTTCAGCGGCTCCAACTCCCGCTTTGCCTTCATTATAGCGCCCACGGTAGCAACCGTCAAACCGTCCTTCACACCATCCACAAACGCCTTCTTCCATTGGGTGAAGGTCATGTTGGCCGGAACATAGTACACTTCCCCTTCAGCATTCCGGGCGGCTCTTTCGCCTTCCATATCGTTATAGTGTGGGCAAGTGGTTCCCCGGCAATTCGGGTGGAAGGGTGGAACCGTCACGCCGGGTTCATATTGGGCCAGCGGGATCACAGTTCCATCAAGGGGTTGGCACAATGGGCAAGTGTGGGAATCCAGCGTTTCAAGGATTTCCACGGATTGAACCCCCAAATCTTGATAAACCTGTTTGGTGGAAATGGCGTTGAAGTAGGTGGTTTCAGTATGCACCAGCCGCCCCGCCTGATAGCGGGAAACCTTGAACCGGTTCTTAATTGCATCCGTGATCTTCTGTGGGCTGTCACCCCTCAAAAGCCCCTGTGTTAATTCTTTATGAACGGTTCCCACCAATTCCCGCTTCTTCAACCAAATCCGATCACTGAAAGTTCTTCCGTCAGTAGTCCAAGGCTTTGAAAGCAAGGTTTCAAGTTTCTTCTGGTTCAGGGCGGTTATATCCCACCCAAGCCCAAGGCCCTTTTGAATGGTGAAAGCCCCGTGGGTGTACCCATCCGAAACAATTTGCTTCAGAAGGGAATCCACCCCGTCAAGCTGGTTCCCATACAGAAGTTCAATCTGCTGTTGAATTTGAAGTTGAATAGCTTCCAACCGGGAAACATGGAACTTGGCAGAAGCATTTTCCAGCTTCTTCAACCATTCAGCGGAAAGGTTGTTTTGCTGTCCGGCTTTAATATACTGTTCAACCGTCCAATGAAATTCTTCAAGCTGTCCGGTGGTCAGCAATTTCCGGGCTTCCATCAGGCTGATCCCGTTGTTGGTAGCAAAGCGCCCATACCACCGTTCAATATCGGCTTGAACCGTTCTTTGGGCATCCATGAACATATCTTCAAGGTTCTGAAGGTATTGATCACTTTGTTTGTGGGCGTTTTCTTCCAGAATGGAAAAGCGGCCCCGCCAATACTCCGCATTTCTCATAGGCCGTTCCCCTTTCTGTAAAATGGCTGGGATGGTTGGAATCGAACCAACGGATCAGGGGGTCAAAACCCCTTGCCTTACCTCTTGGCTACACCCCAATATTGGTGCTGAAGGCGGGATTTGAACCCACACGCCTTGCGGCAACGGATTTTGAATCCGTCCTGTCTGCCTGTTCCATCACTTCAGCATGAATGGTGACGCATACGGGAATCGAACCCGTGTTACCGCCGTGAAAGGGCGGTGTCTTGACCACTTGACCACCGGGCCGGTGGTGGCTTTAACTGGATTCGAACCAGTGACACTGCGGGTATGAACCGCATGCTCTAGCCAACTGAGCTATAAAGCCAAATCTAATGTGCAAGCAAGATTATAGCGTAAACAAATCCAAATGTCAACACTTTTTTTACAATTATTTAATAATTCTTAAGTACAAATGTTTGACAAGGGAACGGTATAATGTTAATATAGTAAAAAATATATTATTTTAGCAAGAATAGAGTGAAGGTCGGAGAGTGTATTTATGGACATACTCAGCGAAAAAGAACAGCTTGTTTTTGATTTCATAAAGCAGACTATAGAGGACAGAGGTGTTGCACCGTCGGTCAGAGATGTCGCTAAGGCAGCAGGCTACAAGTCGCCCTCTACAGCCCAGTATATGTTGGATAAATTGGAAAAGGCAGGCTACATAGAGCGTGATCCTATGCTGAAGAGGACTATACGCATTTGCTCACATGGTACTAAGTCGGTGCAGATTCCTCTCGTAGGTACAGTTACGGCCGGACAGCCTATTTTGGCTGTTGAGAGCATAGAGGATTATATTCCCGTACCACTCCGCAACAAGAGCAGCAAGGATTTGTTCGCTCTGCGTGTCAAGGGAGATTCTATGATTAACGCCGCTATATTGGACGGCGACATAGTGGTAGTCGAAAAAACGCCTGTAGCTGACAACGGCGAGATTATAGTGGCATTGATAGACGATGAGGCTACTGTAAAGCGATTTTACAAAGAGAACGGCCATTTCAGGTTACAGCCGGAAAACGAAAAATATGAGCCGATTATTGTAGACGAGCTTGCAGTGCTCGGAAAAGTAAAAATGGTAATAAGAAGTTATTGAAGTAAAAGTCACTGTGTGATAAAATTATTTGCTGAAAAATATAATTATAATATATTCGTATTCGGCGGCAAGCCGACAAATTATTATGGAAAATGGTGATATTATGAGCGAGTGTACACACGATTGTTCGTCATGCTCCAGCAACTGTTCGGAAAGAACACAGCCACAGAGCTTTCTTAAACCGCAGAACGAACATTCTAATATAAAAAAAGTAATAGGTATTGTATCCGGCAAAGGCGGTGTAGGCAAGAGCCTTGTTAGCTGTCTGTTGGCAGAAAAGTGCCAAAAGGCAGGACTTAAGGTTGGCGTTCTTGATGCAGATATAACAGGACCGTCTGTACCTAAATCATTCGGAATAACAGAGCGAGCCATGCAGGACAATACAGGATTGCTCCCTGCTGTTACAAAGAGCGGAATAAAGCTGATGAGTATAAATCTTCTGCTGGAGGATGTAAACTCACCGGTTGTTTGGAGAGGCCCTGTTATCAGCGGCGTTATCACTCAGTTTTGGGCCGATGTTAATTGGGGCGATTTGGACTATCTCTTCGTGGATATGCCTCCGGGAACAGGAGATGTTCCTCTCACGGTATTTCAGTCATTGCCGGTGGACGGCATAGTTATTGTTTCCACACCTCAGGATTTGGTTAAGATGATAGTGACAAAGGCCTACAATATGGCTAAGATGATGAATGTTCCTGTTCTCGGACTTGTGGAGAATATGAGCTATTTCACCTGTCCCGATTGCGGCAAAAGGCTGGAGATATTCGGCAAGTCGCAGATAGATGAGACTGCCAAGGAACTTGGGGTTCCTGTTTTGGCTAAACTGCCCATCAATCCGGATATTACCCGCCTTGTAGACGATGGTGACATTGAGAGTGCCGACGCACCCGAACTTGACGAATTTGTGAACACACTTACTGAATAAACGGAGAAGAATTATGCCAAAAAGAGAAGATTATATTTCTTGGGATGAATATTTTATGGGTGTATCATTGCTGTCCTCTATGCGCAGTAAAGACCCATCTACACAGGTAGGAGCTTGTATTGTCAGCGACGAAAATAAAATTTTGTCTGTTGGTTACAACGGATTTCCGAGAGGATGCAGTGATGACGAGTTCCCGTGGGGACGCACAGGCGAGCACTCAAATGATACAAAGTATCCCTTTGTTTGTCACGCAGAGCTTAATGCAATACTGAATGCAGGCGGACAAAATCTGAGAGGCTCACGCATTTTTGTGGCACTGTTCCCCTGCAATGAGTGTGCAAAGGCTATCATACAAAGCGGAATAAAAGAGGTTATCTACATATCGGACAAGTATGCCGATACAGAGGCAACTGTTGCCAGCAAAGCTATGCTAAATGCTGCAGGAATAAAGCTCACCCGATTCGAAAGCGATAAGGAAATTACAATTTCTTTTGATACCGACAAGATATGAAAATATAGGATTTTTATGGAAATAGATATTTATGATTTTGACAAAACAATAGTGCCGTTCGACAGCGGCTCACTGTTTGTGGCATATTGCTTTTTGCACTATCCGTGGTGCTTTGTTATTTTGCCGATAATAGCGGTGGCAGGATTGCTTATGATACTGCATATTATCAATTTTTCTAAGTTCAAAAAATTTTGTTTTATCTTTCTTCCTCTTATTCCGAAAGATAAAGCAGTAAAGAAATTTTGGGACAAGCATGAGGGCAGTGTGCATAAGTGGTTCAAACAGCGGGAGAGATATTCTGTAGTTATCAGTGCGAGCCCCGACTTTTTGCTCGGCGAAATACAAAAGCGCTTGGGATTTGACAAACTGATTTGTACTCGACACAACCCTAAGACCGGTGTAATTATCGGCGAAAACTGCCGTGACGAAGAAAAGGTACGCCGTCTGTACGAGAAATTCAACAAAGATGAAATTAGGGTAGTCGATGTTTATTCAGATTCACTTAGGCACGACAAGCCGATTTTTTCGTTAGCAACTCATCAGTGCTGGCATATCGTGGATGGAGAAAAAGTACCGTTTGATTTTGATGAGATTTATAAAAAATAATTTTGAGCAGGTTTTTTGAATGAAATATTTTTTGAGAGTTTTGATAATACTTGTTTTAGCGGTAAGCATAATTGGCGGAGTTTATTACAAGACGGATTATTCTAAAAAAATCAGCGCCGCAACAGATGTGTCGCTGACCACAGTAACAAAAGCGCCTGTTACCGAAAAGGACGGTGACAAAGTTCTTATCGGAAAATATGACAGTGGCTTCAGCCTGTACAAGCAGGGCGAAAAGGTGATACTCAAGGACAAGAGTGGAAAAGAATATTCCTTTGATAATTGGAGCAAGTTAATAACGAAAGAAAAGCCGACCTTGTATTTGTGCGATTTTGATTATGACGGTGAGGACGAATTGCTTTTTAAGGTTTTGAGCGAGTCCAGAATCAATGATGATTTCAAGTATGACTATTACTATTTGAACAAAATCACTACCAGTAAAAAGGTTACTAAATATACTGTGGATTTACTGTCTCAGAATTTTATAAAAATGATTTTTCACGATATGCTAAATGTGGAGATGTCGCAGCTAAAGGGATGCGACAAAATAGTGCAGCTCGCCATGACGGCAAAAGAAAATCAGATAGCTTATGACGCAAAGAAAGGCCTTGCAAAGGTCAGTTATGCAGGATTTTGTACTGCACTCAGAAACAAAAAGACGGGTAAGTACTACAAGGTTAAAAAGTGGGATTATGCCGGCGACAAATGTTATGTAAAAAAGAGCGGAAAGAAGTATAAAATATTTGCTGAAGTTAAGATAAATATAGAGTATTACGGTACTAATGAAATTCAGCACGCAGGTAACATTAAGTTTGAAATTCGACCTAATAAAGTCGGTAAAAATGATATGTTTTATGTGGCAGAAAATTCAATGATTTTTGAGGGAGAAGGAAAATACGCTGCCTCCAGTCAGTATAATGTAGCAAAAGAAGATTGGAGTACAACTTATGCAAACTCAAACAAAGAGAGTTCAAAATCTGCTGCCGGTGATAAGGTGATAGATTGGGCAGAACTTAAATTCAGTGATGTGCGGAGCGTAAACGCAAGATATGATGATTTTTCTGCTTCTAAAACAGAGGCAAACAATATCTATGGCTTAAAAATCACAAAGAGTTATGTCATAATCGTTGCAAAAAAAGGGTATAAGTTCAGTAAGGAGCAGGCGAAAAAAGGTGATTTCAGCGTAATAATAAATGAGGGCGAAAAAGGTATGTACGGTGAACACGAGATTTCCTACACCGCCGAAATATACACGAACAAGCACGGCAGAGAAGTTTTTAAGATAAACTTTGACAAAGAATATCCAAAGAGCGAAATACACACTATGAGAATAAACTTGCCGTCGGATTATTGATAACGGAGGATTACAGTGGTGAATATTAAAGATGTGGCAATCACAGCGGATTCTACCTGCGATTTGCCGGAATATTTAGTAAAAGAAAAAAACATAATAATTATACCGCTTTCTGTCCTTTTGGGAGATAAGGAATATCTGGACGGTGTTGATGTGAAACCTAAGGATATTTACAGCTATGTTGAGGGCGGAGGCGCATTACCCAAGACAGCCGCTGTTCCTCCAAAGAGATATACAGAGGTGTTTAAGGCACTGACAGCTAAGGGAAAAAAGGTAGTCCATATAGGACTATCCTCTGCGATTTCTTCAAGCTATCAAAATGCCTGTGCCGCCGCAGCGGAGCTTGAGGGGGTTTATTGCGTGGACTCAAAATCTCTTTGTACCGCTATGGGACTCTTGGTACTGAAAGCGTGCGATTTCAGAGACAAGGGTATGGACGCAAAAAAAATTGCCGACAAGGTAACAAGACTTGTGCCGAAAGTTTCTGCCACATTTATACTTGACAATCTTGAGTATCTCCACAAAGGCGGAAGATGCTCGTCTGTGGCGAGATTCGGTGCTAATATTTTGGGAATAAAGCCATCCATCGCTGTGGACAGCACCACAGGCGCAATGGATGTGGTAAAGAAGTACAGAGGCAGAATTGATGTTGTGTACAAGCAGTATATAAACGATTGCCTAAAGGATATAAACAAAATTGACCCACAGAGAGTGGTTATAGCGAACAGCGGAGAAATTCAGCCCGAAATACTTGCTTTTGCAAAGGGAGTTGTAGAGGGTAAGAATAAGTTTGAACAGGTAATATCCGCCGATGCGGGATGTACCATTTCTTCTCACTGCGGTCCCAGGACATTGGCTATATTTTATTTGAAAAAATAATCGGAGTATAATTTATGTCAACGAGAGATGAAGTGCTTGGATATTTGTCCGAGACAGAGGATTATATCAGTGGCGAAAAATTGGCACAAAAAACAGGGAAAAGCCGTGCGGCTATTTGGAAAGCAATCAAGGCTTTGCAAAAGGACGGCATAAAAATCGATGCTGTAACAAACAGAGGCTATAAACTCGAAAAAGACAATGATATTTTATCTGCCGGCACAATCAGAGCGAATGTAGACTTTGATACTGAGGTTCTGTTTTATGACAGCATAGATTCTACCAACACTCAGGCTAAACGACTGATTAACGAGGGTGAAACAGGAAATATGCTGTTAGTGGCTAAGGAGCAAACCGCCGGCAGGGGCAGACAGGGAAAGAGCTTTTATTCTCCTGCTGATACTGGAATATATCTGTCGTTTGTTACGCATCCCATGGATTCATTGCAGTCGGCTGTTACTGCTACAACTGCGGCGGCTGTCGCTGTGTGTCGTGCCTTGGAAAAGCTGACCGACAAAAAGCCTAAGATAAAATGGGTGAACGATGTCTATATCGATGGCAAGAAAATTTGTGGCATTTTGACCGAAGCGGTAACCGATTTTGAAACCCAAACGGTAACCTCGGTCATCATCGGAATAGGTGTAAACATTACAACACAGACCTTCCCTGACGATGTGACAAATGCCGGGTCAATCAGCTGCAATGTCAACAGAGCGGCTTGG